AGAATAGGCATTATACAATCTCCTCTTAATAAACCCCTAATTCTTAACTACTTACTAGATACGCCCGAGCTAGTATAAACTAACATCTCTTTCGAGATAGTGCTTTTAGCTGATCAACGCCTCTACACGGACGTATCTAGTAAGTAGTTAAGAGACAATCATTGGAGAACCATCAAAGCTAGTAGACATGATAACTGGAGTACCACCAACTTCCTGTTCACCTACACGACACTCAATCCAACGAGCAGCTTGCTCAATAGTAGGAAAGCCATTAGACTCAGCAGCATCAAAACCAGCCTCAGTCTTAATCTCTACAGTACCACGAAAGTCGCCAAGCATATCTGTATCGATAAATGCCTCATGATCAGAAACAATATTGGTTGCCTTGTAGAAACCCTCAGAAACTTTTACTAACTTCAACATTTGACTCTCCTGTCTTTTTCACTATAATTATCTTCGCATACTTTTAACAAAAAGGCAACAGCTAATTTCAAATTAAATCAAAATTTCTGCTATAATAGAATCGTTGAACTCTTCTACAGGCATAGACTTAACCGCACCATCAGAGTAGATAACACCTACATATGAATCATCTCTATCTGATACAGTAGCCTTGATGACCTCTCCGTTAAAGAGCTTAACCAAATACTCTTCCCCTGAGTGGAAGACTGAACAATCAATTAGCATTTCCTGAACTGTAAACATCTCAACTCTCCTCTGTTTCTCACTATAATCATTATCGGATACATTCGGACAAAAGGCAACATTTAATTTCGATAAAAACAAAGTTTTTTTCCCTGTGTTTTCAATAGGATAGCAAACCCGCAAAAAAAGATCGCTACTTCATTATCACATATTTTTAAACAAAAGGCAACAGGGAAAAGGAAGAAAGCCGAAACTTTCTTCCTTCTTTATGCTAAGGAGACTACTATGGAAGGCTGTAGAATGTTACCGGAGATTTACGCCCAGCTACACGGCCTTTGGTCTTGATGAAGGTAAAACCAGTCTCATCTTGAATCTCGCTGATACGAGTTTGTACAGATGATACACCATACTGCTCAGTGAGGTAATCAGCACATACTGGAAACTGTTTAGCTTCCTTAATGATGTGATACTTCACATTTGACTTAGCATACATAGAGTTAAGAATGCGGGTAAATTTGTTCATGTCAGTTAATCTTTCATTTGTTTCAGATGTAGTTATTATAGGGTTGTGTATGTATTTTTTCAGTGTATAATGTATTTTTTTCGTCTTTGCACTGCAGATTAAGCCCAACTTAACTCAACACGTTTCTGACACCGTTCAAACGCCTATGAACCCCTTTTTAACCCATATGTCATGACCTTCTCCCTCACGCCCCTATGTTTTTTCCGGTGTTTTTATTAAACCAATTCCAATACAATATATCGTATGTGTTCTGCCAGTCTGTTACGTTATATGTTATTCCTCTGTTATTTCTTCTTATTTCGTCTAGCAGGGGTCTATCATTACCGTCTTTTTCCATCTTATCCCCGAAGAATATTACGTTCTTTTCTGAGATATATTGTAGGACTTGTCGTTTATCTTTTCCTTTTTCGAATATATCTATACCAGTCTCTCCTCCTACTACGGCTTGTATGTCAGGGAAGGTACTGTTGACGTCAGCTGTTAGTTTCTTTCTCTCTGATGTTCTACTGTCATATACACTGTATTCTTTTCGTTGTTCTTGTGTGGCGTTTCGTCCTACTACGCTGAAGTTGATACTTCCTGGTCTTTTCTCTATGTGATTTCCTGTACGGGTTTTGAACATACTGGTTGATAGACAGTTATGTAGGTAATCTGTTAGAGATTGTGGTGGGAGCCAGTCTGATTGATATCCGTTGTATATAGAGTTTCCGGAGCAATTGAATACATATTGACACTGGCTGATGAGCGCTCTACCGAGTTGCTCCTCTGTCTTACTGAAATCTGATCCAGTGACGATACTGCATTTATTCTCTATAAAGAATGTCATTAAGAATATCTTGAAGTTAGGATCTATTAGTTGACGGCTCTCTGTTAGTGTTCCGTCTACATCAAATAAGAAGTGAAAATCATCATACATTTTTTAATCCTTTTAACGGAGGAAGAGGAGCATGTAATGCTTTGTTCGTAATTTTAGCCACGATATTTTGTTCTGGTGATAATACGTGATTGAGCGCTTTGTGGTTGACTGGCTGTGATTGTCATGTAATCTCTAGCATTGTCGTTGATGTAGATATTTCTCATAGCGTCGACACCATACCAACATAACCATCCTGTGTCAGGATTGACATGAAATACTCTGTCAGACTTGATCTTGAATAACCACTTTTCATGAACGTAGATAGTACCATATTCATTCATGTTGTTCTTGACATCACAGCTGTAATACTTAAACCATTCAGGTTTCTTAAACTCTATGTCAATACCATCAATCTGCTTCTGATAATCATTATCATAATGAATAGAATCCCAACCCCAGCTGTCGAATACCTTTAACAGAAACTCTTCACCTAATCGTCCTTTGGTACCAGTTGCACCAAAAGCCTCGTCAAGAGTGTCTGTCCACTTCTCAGTTAATCGCGTACCCATAATATATCCTATTTTTAATTGTAACGAGGAGAATTCTTATTAATAATACCTGTAGCCAACTTAGCAATTTGCGCAGATGATGTTCTCTTAGGACCAAGCATCCAACTGAATGTCCAGTTGACTCCTTTGCCGCCTAGATCGTTGGCAAGAACATCACTAGATGATCTGTGATTGAGCTCAACAATGTCAATAGTGTCAGAAGAATGACCTACATAAACAATTACACCATCTGAGTCACAAATCTTGTATACGCCATACTCTGCATCTCTAATCATTTGGAGCCTCCAATGTATCCACCAATAACTCCAATCAATCCTGTTACTGACATCTTCATAAGAGTAATTACGCTCTCATCGACAGGCCTGTTCTCTTCTAAGGCTACCCAATAGTCACCAATAATAATGACACCAAGCAGTAACAAAACACCACTTGTTATTAATAATACTACTATATCTTTAAAATTCTTAATCATTAAATGCTTCCTTCAGTTTCTCTTGATTAGCTAACGTAATATTTAATTTTATATCACGTAACTTTTCTACATTACCATTATAAAATATATGCTTTAAAATTTCTGTTGGGAGCTGACTGATCAAATCATCTTGACTGTATAGAGATGGCATAGATTCTTTAATGATAGACACAGATAGCTTAGAACTAAGATGAGGATGATATTCCTTCAAATAATAATTGAAGTGTGCACTGTAACCACAATTGAAACAATGACACACAAACTCATTCTTCTTACGAGAAACACCAAACCTAGCCTTGCGTTGATCTTTTTTAGAATCACCACAAACAAGACAAGACCATTTCCATTTGGTATTGTCTTTGCTACGCTCAAAGTTACGAACCTCTAATGCTAGCTCGTTAATAACTTGTATGGTCTCAAGATAACTCATTCACCTTACCTGTGTAACTTATCCATCCCGTTATAATAGTTTTCTCGTGTTCTTTCGAAATTTGTCCTTTATGAGTATATGTCCAATCAGCTGGCCAGATACACGTAAGACCCTTTTTACATTCTGTTGTAAGGTTCTGATACATAAAACTAGTGCCAGCCTCTTCAGCATCATTAAGATAAGTCATAAACACCAAGACTCTCTGAGATGCAGGAGGAAATGGATTACGTTCATAATGCCATTCATAAAAACCTTCACCAGGCTTGTATCTTTGGATGTTAAAATCTTCTGCTAAAGCAAGTTCCCATCCACCAGGACCAATAGATGGAAACATTTTCATATAATCTTTTATAGTTTGTGAAAGACAATTAATATAAGCAATAATCCTTGGATCATTAACATCTGTTTTGAGAACCGTTACATCAGTTGACTTTTTGGACTTCTTAGCAGAAGACTCCTTAGACACATTAGAAGATTCACCACTAGTTTTGTTAGGACTTTCATCATAAAACAAATTCAACCCATCGACCACTTCATGAGGAATCTGATATAATCCAATGTGATGTTCAGGGTTATATTTTTGTATCTTAGGATTTGTCATAGTCTCGAAAGTCTCCGCCATAAAACAATCCAATGTTTCATAGCCTGATTAGCAGCCCATTCATTACCATTAGAAATAGAAGTTGTTCGCCACTCTTCTAAATTATCTAACCTTTTTTCTAGAACTGACCTATCAACCCCAATCTTTACGATCGTCTTCATTATCCCACCCATATTTGTATGCAGCAATTTCAGTATCAGACATTTCAAAACTTCTGACCATAGTACCGTGACTTGTACCTTCAGGCCAAAAATGAGGAGAATAAGGACGACCATAATAACGATCAGCAGAACCTCGATCTTGAGGGGAACCATGCATAGGGAGAACATCATATCGAATCTGACTATACATCCAACGATTGCTGATAGGAGTTAATGACAAATTAAATCCTTTTGCTGAACCAAACATCTCTACACCTCCACTAAATGAATCATAATCAAAATCAGACATAATTGCTCCAATGCTCACCCCAAAGTTCTGAAAGATAATCTACATACTCATTATCTGACAGATGAGGCATTAAGTTACGAGCATGTTGAAGATTTTCAGCAAATTCACCGACATCTTCGCAACCAATAACAGCTACCTGAGCTTCATCCAAGAATTTCTCTTCCATGTCCATCAACATTGATTTAACTTTACCCATTTTCATCTCCTCATTTCTAACTATAATTAAGTATCACATATTTTTATGACAAAGGCAACAGTTAATTACCTAGCATATTTAAATGCATTAGCATTAACCCATGATTTAGTTTCATCTAAATCATTAAGCTCATCTAACTGATCATCAGTTAACTCTACACCTTTATATGTAGCTGAAGATATGTATGCATCACAAAAATCAGGATAATCGTTCATATCGATATCATCAATTTCGATGTCATCTAACACATCAACAACAAAACCAGTAACATTCAAATTTAAATTAGTCATTTTTTACTCCTTATTAACTCTATAGTATTAATATCACCATTAATGGAGAAAAAGTCAACAGCTAATCTACATTTTTTTAATTTTTTTCAAAAAAATATACATGTCTACATAATATTTAAATGACTTGGGATAGATGGTAGGATCTGGTAATTTGTCTTCACCACCAAAATACTCTACCATCTTTCTTATTTGTTTATCTGTAAGTGTCACGTACTTGTTGTTCCCAACTCTTACCATATTTTGCCATTATACGTTTTTCGTTGTCAGTACATTGGTTTAATCTAGTAATACGACGTTTAACTCTATCTTTTTCAGACATAGCTTTAAGTTTGTTTGATACTGTACCAACCATTTTAGCTTCAGCTGAATTATACTTACCTTTACCCATCATTGTCTCCTTTTATGTGTAGGTAAGACCCTACAATGTATTTTGGTGACGATATAGGAGCATCACCTTTATGTGGATATGTCCAAGTTGGAGGAAATACAAGACATCTTCCTTGCTTTGCTTCAACTGATCCTATAACATCTTCTTCGTGATAAAGGAAAGTAGTACTACCTCCTTCTTCAACTGTATTTAAATACCAAAAGAACGCTAGCCATCTTGTGTTAGTTGTGTGCATAGTAGAATCTGCATGTAAACCAAATCCTTCATAACCTCCAGGCATATATCTTTTTATTCTAAAATTTTCCCATGTATCATAATAATGAGGATGAACCGGTGAAGGAAGAATTTCTATATAGTCTTTAATAATTTTACTACCGACATCTACTAAGGTATCATGATACTCTTTAAATTTGTCACTAGTTAAAGCAGCTGATGATATATCGATCTGATTAAAATAAGTTCTGGAATCATAGCTTGGCATATCAAAAACATTATATAAGTGTTTGTGTGATTCAAACATATCAATAAGCTCCTGACAAAAGTCAGGTGTCAATGTATTTTCATAAATTTGAATATACCTACCATCCATTATTTTTTATACAAAACGTCGTCAGCTTTGCCTTTACCATAATCACCATCATATGATGAAAGTGCTTCTGCATCATACAATAAGAATTGACCTACACGAGTACCTTTTGCAATCCAAGCAGGACCTGAGTTATTATGAATGACACCAGCCATAACGCCATGGTAACCTGAATCATATAAACCTGAAGTAAGAAAGATACCATTACGGTTAAGTGTAGATCGAGTAATAACCCATCCAGCTTCGTCTGGTCCTACTGAAATCTCTCCTTCTGCTAGAAACTCATATGAGGTATTAGCTTCGATATAATAATACCCTTTAGCATCAGGTGGTATCTCTACTGAACCTCTGTGCTGTTTCTTTTCTTCGTCAATAACAAATTCATTACCGTGATTAATTTGAAACAACTTATCTATCTTAATATCTACAGCATTAGGCTGTACTTGACTATCTGATACCATAGACAGAAAAGAACTAGACTTTGTACTAGCAATATTCTTCATACTCATTCTTCATTCTCCATATCAAACTGATGATCATCCCATGTCTGTACTACCCACGAATACCCCCACTGTAATACACTATATTCATTTAAGTCGTCTTTAAACAAAACAACCTCATCAATCTGTTCTTTTGTTAGCTCTGTGACATCATCAACTCCAAAGTATTCACATACCTGTTCGCTGACTGTTTCAACAATGTCACGTTCGACATTTTCTTCAATCTTGTGATGTCTTGGAAAATTATAACTCATTTGCGCACCTCATTCAATAGAAATATACTATAGTGAATAATCTTCATAATGTCTTTAGGATTCTCACCTTCTTTTTTACCAAATCGCTTAACATACTTTACAATGTTAGACATGTATGCTTCCTTTGCAATACCCATGTCATCCCAATCGTCACACACATTACGACCTGAACCAGATTCGTAATGAGCTGAGTATGTAGAGTCAATATAATTTTTGATCTCTTCGAGAATCTTACCTTCGTTACGTTGATAATTAATATCTGCCATAATACTTCTCCACTAGATCATCAATGTAATCCATATTCATAATTGCGAGTTCAATGTTGTTAACATTTTCAGTAACAAAATTGAAATCTACTTCTTCTTCATACTTACCTGCCACGCGGCCTGTAGGTGATCCGTCAAAGCCTTCGCCAGCATGTAACCCTAACCAAGATGCAGCTGACGAATCCCATGTATCGATATAAGCATTATACTCCTTTAGAAGACTAATTTCATTAGGACCATCAACCATACCTAAGAAGTGTACTTTCTGACCATTAGCGTTAATCATGTCAAGAATACCACGTTCTTTGAGCTCACCCATAAACTTCCAGCGAGACAGAAACCTTTGTAGCTTGTTGTTTTTCTCAACACCATAACCATTAGGAATAGCAAGAATAGATACACCAATGTAATCTACAATCTCAGGATGTCTTGCAGCCCAATCAAAACACAATGTCAGTTCTTCAATGTTGCCAATCAAAGATTGAGGTACGAAGAATGTTCCAAACCCTGCTTCCTTAAACACAGGAGCTTGTTCAAAAGCTTTAGCAATAGTCTCAGAAGCCTCTTGACCAGGATAGTCAGTCATCACAATATAATCTGCTTTAACTTTCTTACCCATGTCCATTAGTTTATCAGGATCATACATATCTCTGCCTTGCTTATACATTTCAAAAGCAGAGTTATCCATGATGATAGTACATCCGTACTTCTCTTTCTGTTCGATATAATAGTTTACATACTCATCATCTTCCTCAATCAAGTGAGCAAGAACTAGATGTGTAGGACGACCACTAACCATATCTAAATGAGGTGTAGGAATAATATGACAAAAATGCATTAGACATCCTTCCATGTATATTGAGCAGTTGCACCATTCTCTCCATCTTCAGACACTGTAATAGTCATAGAGCGCCCAGGATATTGATTAGTAATGTGTGCTGCTAAGTCATCAGAAATCATTTCACATGACTTGTAATCAAGTTGCAAAACATCACCTGCATACAATGATTCCAACCACCGCTTAAACAAAATAAACTCAATATCTCTATCATCATGAAACACCTCAATCTCTACTTTGAAATGAAACATATGGCGATGAGGATAACCTAAAAAACTAACTTCAGCTAGTTTAGGATCATCAAGAGCAGCTGGGTATTTGTGAATACCTTCACGCTGGAACGTAACCCAAATAGTTTTAACAGCATTGCTTAGCATATTATTTCTAATACGTTTATTGTTATCATCTTTAGCATCAGCTGCCATATCACTTGCATAACCCATTAGAATCCTCCTACTGAATCAAATTGCAACTTAACTTGTGACATCCATTCATTCTTAACTGAAGGATTATAGAACTGACCATGTAGTACAGAAGTCTGTGTAAGAGATGAATGTGCACAGACACCTCTGTTCTCCATACAACCATGCGTACCCTGAACATATACAGCTACATCTTCTGTACCAGTATGCTTCATGATCTCAGCTGCAATGTCTCGTGTAAGCTCCTCTTGTAGAGTACCTCGACGTGCACACCACTGAGCAATACGAGCATACTTAGATAAGCCAATCACTCGAGTAGAAGGGATAATACCAATAAACGCAATAGCTTTTACTGGTTGATGGTGATGTGAACACATAGAACGTAGTTCAGCTCTTACATTCATAAGACCAGCAAACCGCTGTGAAGGATCATCATTAGGAAACGCTGTCACCTTAGGAGGAGCCTCATATCGGCCTGCAAAGATCTCGTTATAATACATCTTAGCGATACGACGAGCTGTGTCCATACTATTAGGATCGTTCTCTCTGTCAACAAGTAAGGCATCAAGTACACCTTCGAATGCCGACGTAGCTTCATCAATTAAAGCATTCTTGGTATCATCATTCACATATGTATGAATGTTGTCACCAGCCCAGAAGCGAGTTCCATCTTTCCTAAGCTTTTCGATAATCTTCTCAGATACCTTAATATCTTTACTCATACTATTGTCCCAATCCTTTCACAATAATTTCCATTTCGTTAAGATCTTGCTCTTTCTTAACAGCAACACTTTCCTCTAGATCTTTATAAGCTGTTGTCGCCTTAATTTTATCCAAAAGCATATTATCTTTACGTAGACGATTAATAATAATTTTATTTGCTTCTTCGTCTGAATAACCTAACAATACATATGCTCTATACTGAGGTCCGTCCTGTACAATTTTCGTATTCTCTACTGCATATCCAGCTACATCAACATCAGCGATGAGGTTAACTGTTACTTTCTGAATGTCCATAGCTACAGCCGCGTCAAGATCATTTGATCCAATACGTGTAACAAAGTTTTTAGTCTTCGAAGACAGTCGTCCGTTGATTCGATCTGCAAGAGTAGTCTTAGCATTTAAGATAGCAATGTCTACAGCTAGCTGCATATCAGGTGTCACTGATGTACCAGATGAATAGATAGTATTATCTGTCTTAGGATGATTAAGATACCATTTAGGAATAAGATCTACCTGTGTCTCAACTTTTAAAGTGTTATACTGTACTGGATCAGTTAACATCATCTTAGTTGGTTGGTTACTAGAACAAGCACCAAGTACAAATGTACTTGCTGCGATAATTACAAAGTTTTTCATTATTAGGCTCCTTACCTATTGCCATTTCCTGCAGTTAAGAGACCCCACAACAGAGCCATTCCAACAAAGTCTCCTGCAGGGGAAGTTTGTTGGACATTATTATTATAGGAAGGATTGTCATTATTTTCTAATAAAATAACATCTTCCTTATGTACTGATTCAATCACTATATCTGGGATTGGTGTATAACAATTATAGATTTGTCTAGAGTCTATAACATCACCGTTATTGTTATAAGTAATATGGTTTGTGTAGATACAATTCTGACCTTCAGATGCAAAGGCATAACTTGATAAGCTGATTAAGACAAGTGTGAAAAAGCTTTTTTTAATGAATCGCATGAAGTTTCTCCATCTCTAATTAAACATTCTTTATACATTTCAGCTACCAATTCAACAGATGTAACACATCCACTCAAACTAAAAACTAATAGAAAATTTATTATTAATCTTTTTCCCATGGGAACACAATCCACCTTTGGTCATCTATTCGTAACGAAGTTGAATCTGTGATAAAAGTTGATGATGCTCTTTCTACCAAACTAACAAACTTACCTTCTTGATACTCACCCCTAAGTTCTTCAAATGTTCTACCACTGTCATTAATATCATCAACAAACACAATAGTTTTGTTTGATCTTATAGCATCTTTTATCTCTTTAATATCTTGTTTAACTTCACCATCTCTTGTTTGCCATTGTAAACATATCATAGGTACTGAGAGTGCATGTGAGAGGTGAACTGCAGGAAGCAATCCACCTCTTACCACACCAACAATTAAGTCAGGACGCATCTCTGATACTTTGTCTTCTAAGTTATGACACATAGTAAGGATGTCATTATAATCGAAGTATATTTTTGACTTTAGTTTCATGTACCAATCTTATTCCCAAACAGATATACATGTACTCTTGCACTTACATTATAGCCTCTTTTAAAAGCTTTTTCTGCAACTTCACCTGCTGTAGCTGTTTGCTCTTCTTCTGTAGCACCAACTGGCATGATGTAGATAGGCCAGTTGAATCTATCATATTCAACCTGCTCTCTAATCTTAGCAACAACTTCTTCCATCTCTTCCCACTGCTCTTCTTTATTTCCAACTACAAATTTGAGTTGGCCACTAGGACGACCTTGATGGTTAACATTAATAGACTCGCCAACTCGCCAATAGTCGCTGATAACATCTGGCTTGATAGCTTTGTCTGCTTGTTCACCAGCTACTGTCCATAACTTAGGACTCACTGAGAAAAAGATAGGTGTATTATAAGTACCTCTGTTCAATAACCACTCTCTGTGATCATCTGCAAAGGCTTGTGTACCATTAGTCTCAAATGTAATACATGAAGCTTCATTTTCATGATGTCTCATCCACCAATAGATCTCTCTAAATGCATTCTGTGCATGCTTCATAAGTGGCTCACCACCTGTAAAACACATATGAGCAGTTTGCCCAGACACAGGATGTTTAAACAAACCTTCTGGATTAGAATCAGTCCGTGCAGCATCTCTAATAACTTCAACAATCTCTTCAGCAGTCTTATGACCCATCAAATGTTTAAACTTCTTAGACCATGTGTATGAACTATCACAACCTTTATTCCACACTGGTAAGTCTTCAACTCTATTCACAGTCGAAGCATCAAAATCAGCATATGGTAATTCATATGTATCGGGATTTGTAGGATCAATCTGGCCAAAGCCATCACATTGTAGATTACAAAGGAAGAAACGTAACCATAGTGTGTGAACACCAGTATACAATCCTTCTCCTTGAATAGAGTTGAATACTTCCGAATAGTAGTATTTTTTATCAGTTGTCATTTATAACTCCTCGGCAATACCAAACAATTCTGCTGCAATGAAAAGGGCTCCTGCAGGAAGAAACATTCCATAAGCTAAGCTTGCACCTGCAAAAATTCTAATAACACTTTTTACCAGACTAATATAAAAGTGTCTCTTACTTGGATCTTTGGCTTCCATCTTTACTGTCTCCTATTATAGGAATGGATTTAATTACTTTATCTTGAATATCAATAATATTTTCAGATTGTATGATATCAATGATAATCTTTGTAAGATCCACATCTTTTTGTAAATGTGTAATCTTGTTTTGAAATTCTATCAATTGATTTTGATAGTATTCAATTTCTTTTTCTTTTCGTAGCCTCTGCTCAATAAGTTCACTGAGGACAATAACTTTGTTATCTTGCATACTATTCAGATGTATAGATTGCGCTGTTAGCTCCATGCTCTGAGCATTCAACTGACACACACCAGCAACGGCCATTTGTGTGTGAACGAATAAGTTCATCAGCATACACCCAAGCATGGTAAGCAAACATCTCAGCACCTACCCCGTCAAATATTCTAATTTCAGCTAAATCTAAATCTTCAAGCTCTTGAAATGTTTTAAGATAAGGATCATTAATATCTAGTGCTAGTTTATGATCAAAATTATCCTCTAACCAAGCTTTCAGTGGCTTTAGACCACCAAAGTCAACTGCCCAGTTCTTGTCGTCAAGATCTGAACAACCAAATGTAAACTTAAAGCCTAAGCTGTAACCATGTAACAAGTGACAGTGACTATGGTCTGCATTTGGTTGACGAAACACTGCTGATAAGCCAATGTTATGTCCATATGTTTTAGTACTATAATGTGGCATACGTTCCTTCCAATTCAATATTATATTGAGGTGCACCTACAAACCATGTAGGTACTTTTCCGTTTTTCCATTTAGCAAAAGTAAACTTATCCATATTATAATAATTTTGATAAGCTTTTGTCACATCTTTATCTTTATATTTGTCAGGCATTGCTTGAACAAATTCAGTTAGTTGTTTCTTTTCAAACTTGAGAAATTGTAACTGGCTATCAAAAATCATTAGTTGACTTTCCATAGAATGAACTTTATTATAACGATCGCTGTATGCAAGACAAAGACCTCTCAAATGTTTAACAAGCCACTTGTAGTTACCTTCTGATTCCATTGCCCACATAGTACATGGATGCTTAAAATGAGCTTTTGGATAACCAGCTGTTCCAAACTGTTCCGACGGCTTGATACCATATTTGTTAAGATTTGGATCATAATTGTTATCCAACACAGCAGATAAAATCTGGCAGCTTTCTACAATCATTTTAACGACATGCTTGTCACACATAAGCTGAGCTGCTTTTTTAGGGTTACGATCTAATACAAAAATGTTCACGGGTTACCTCCTGATTGATAGAATTCCATACGGTCCTTCATATATTTTCTAATACGCCTCATCTCAGATATTTCTTCTGCAGGCGCCCTTAACATTTTCATTATAGTAATTTTTGTGTTAATGTTTATAATCTCATCAAAAAGAGAACGGGCTTGAGTCATAGCTGAGCTACTCATACCTGAATCCAAGTTTAATGTGATCTGATCATCATCTGACATCTATGTCTCCAATAGTTTCCTGTTAGCAAGATGAGCATCTTTAATGTCATCCTTTGACTGTCCATAGTATGGAACTGCATGATGCTTTTCAACAAGATATTCATTTAGTGATTTATCAGAATAATTTGTAGTACGATACAACTTACCCATAATACGACCAAACTTACCTTTAGAATCATATTTTTCAGTCTTTAATGTCATCCATTCATCATTACAAAAATTAACTACAAATTCTTTTGCCATCAGACCGTATTTCTTTTCTTCTAAATCCCTTGTACGAGACTCTGGAGTATCAATTCCATAGAGTCGAACCCGCTCGTCATATAACCATACTCCGAATCCAAGATCAATATTAACATCAACAGTATCACCATCAACAATGTGCACCACCTTACATCTGTATTCAAACATTTTTGAGTTCCTCAAAGACACTATCAAATTCAGCAAACGTCTCACGTTCTTCATCGATATTGTCTTTGAATGCTGTACGGGCAATTTTCCGAAACACTTTAGGTGTGATATTTGTGTTTTCTTTAACTGTACCTACAATATTCTTCATTAGGTCTCGTTCTGCCTCAATACGAGTCATTGAATCACACATTTCGTTTAAGGCTTTCTTAACAATTTTCTTCTCATCAATAGTCAATTCCATTTTAGCTCCTTCGCATTGTTGCATATTCTTTTGCATCTTGGTTTTTATTAACAGGCACAAGATTAGACTTGTGCATAGTAGCAACACCTACAATAAAATCACCTGTGTAGACGTTACCACTCTTTTTTGATGTGTTACCTTTAACAACATCAGAAGTTTGTGCTGTGCGTTCACCCTGATGCGATTTGTAATCAGGCATAGTAGTGATACCAAGCCTTTTACCTTTAGCATTGTAAGGGAGATTTTGCTTTATTTGATCAGGGTGAACGCCCATCTTGTACAGCCACGCGTCATGTTTAGCTTTAGCTTTTAGATAACTAGCGGATTGCTTTTTCTTTGACTTCATCTAACAACTCCTCTTGTAGACGATAAGCTTCGATTTCGTGTGGTTGATTCATATACTCTTCGAAGTTATTATAGTGATTGTTCTCATTAATTTCTTTACGAAGATACTGTCGAACATGAACCATTTCATGTATAAGACACGTAATAAGATCATCTTCTGACTTATCAAGCATTGTTTCGTTCAAAGCTAGAAAAAAGAAACCATCTTCTTCTTGATGAATTAATGCCTCTGCTTCATCCATGTCTTCATCTCTTGCAATCTGAACATCAATGAAAATTGGATTTCTTCGTTTTGGAACTAATGTTTGTAAAGCGCTTTCAATCACGTTTTTGATTAAAATACCTTGCTTTTCATTATTAATACCAACAATATCTAAACACACAATCATTAAAGTTTTCCCTTTTCAAGCTTGTTACAAGTGTATGACACAGTTTTGTAACCTTTCATATATTTGTAAACATCTTTACTCATGTTCACTACTCGTTGTTCACATTGGCGTTCTGAAAAATAAGGACCCATAGTGTCATGAAATTCTGTACAAACACCAGGCTGACTTATGACACATGCTACAATTACAGCTTTTAACATTACACAAAAACCTTCATATTTTTTCTCCTGTTTTCTAACTTTATATAGATCATCACATATTATACGTACAATGTCAACAGCTAATTACCAGAAAAACAAAAAAAGTGCAGAAATAAATCCTGCACTTTCAGTTAGTTGTATTTTATTATTATTATTTGTGTTTGATATTAGGTAATGGAACCATGGCTGAATGTGTGTTATGATGAACCATGGCATAAGAACGGCCGCCTTTGTTCTTCAACCCTCCATATTCACCAGTCATAGTTTTACCTGATACACTGTATGATACAGATCCACCTTTACCAACTTTTTTAAGATGTCTTCTTTGATCTTCATGTGATTCTTCCACTTGACCTTCTTCCACGTGACCGCGCATTTTATCAATTTTTTTAGAAGCTTTATATACACCTGAATATCTGTTATCAACTTTCTTTATAGGTATACCTTTATACTTTGATGCATCAGATGCTTTTGAGATATAACTTCCAAGAGTATCACGACTCAATTCATCTACAGATTCAGCATCTTCGTTACGCATTCCACTTGTAGCTCTGTCTATACCTTTAAGTCTATTATCTCTTTTTCTATCAGCAGCACGAATAGCTTCTCGATCGTTGTTTGCAACACCTCTTTCAGCCTTAGCACCTTGATGAGCTACATCTCTTGCCGCAACTCTTACATATGATCTTTTTGAAGCATTAGAAATTTCATCAACTCTATCTTCTTCAGATACATCTATTCCTTGTTTTTTAAGTTTATCGATATATTTGCCAGAGGTCTTTCTTGCTGGTTCTGAAGAAGACTTATAAGCAGCAGCTACATCTGTACCTCCAGGTGAACCTTTGTATGATGTACCCGTATGAGAAGGATTCACAGCTTTTCTTTGATGATAAGCTAATGCTTTTGTACCTTGATCACTTTTTTTAGCTGTAGTAGGAGTAGTTTTTTTATAGTCAACTTGTTTTCTTGCCGAACTATGAGCTCTCCCAGCTAGTTCTGATGAAATCTCATCTACCTGTTCTACATCTTCCATAGACTTGACTTTGCCTTTAGTCTTTAATGTATCAGTACTAACTCTACCTGAAATACCTTTTTCTAAGTCTGAACTACTACGAGCATGCGCGGGAGGTAATTTTTTAATAGTACCACCTTTTTTAAGATAAGCATCAATAGCTGCTTGGTCTTCTGACATTTTAGCACGAAGCTCCTGTTTCTTTTCAGTAGATGTAATTCTTTCTACATTTACAACAGCTTTAGGATCTTTAAACTTTTTGCGAAGCTGAGCTTTAATTGAACCAGCAGATGAACCATCAATATACATAGTTGGAAGTCCATCAACATCAACTTTGAATGTAGCCTCTGTGATTGAGTCTTCTGTTTCTTCGGAATATGAAGGTTTTTTGCCTGTTAGCGTAGCAGTTCTTTTTGCTGCCATATTCTTAACACCAGACACTGCTTTACTAGCTACTTTTGATACTGCATCAAGAATACCTTCTTCTTGTTTCTCTACAGGTTTTGGTTTTTTAACTTTTTGAACCATGTTTTTGATTCTATCTTTGCCATCTAACATACTAGAGTTTTTAAGCGAAGCCAGTGATTTCTTTTCTTCTACAGCACCGTGTTGTTGATCACCATGAAGCTCCTCGCTTTGTGATCTTTTAAGATCAGCGGCTGAAGGTCTATCAGGATGGCCAGGAGGGTTAGGCTTTTCGCCACGGGCGCGCTTAGCATGAATATTAGCCCAGAGACCCTTACCCTTTTCATCAAGATCTTCTTCGGGAATTTCAGTAGCAGGAACTTCCATCTTAGGAGTCTTTGATGCTGGCTTCTTTTTTACATCAGTGGCTGCTTCTGTTATTTGCTCAGTTGAAGGAGTGTCAAACTTACCTTTTACAGAATGTGATTCCTTGTCGAAGGTAGTTTTTTTAATATAATCTGCATAAAATTCTGTAGTCATCGTTGCCAACCTTTAATATATTCCTGGGAGAAGTTAAAATGAGAAAAATTCAATCTATCAACAAATTTAACAGCCTCACCTTTTTTACTATTAATAGCTACATAACCTTCAGGGTCTGTAACCTTAAAACCTTTTGAAGTAAGAACAAACGCTCTTTGGTTATTTATTAAGTTAAGCTTTGTGATTAAAATCATCTTAGCTTTGGTAATTAAATCAACATACTCAAAAGCGTTTTTAAGCTCATGAGATACATTATTAATATCCGACACTAATTGTTTTAACGCCGCTCTTTTTGCTTCCTTTGATTTATCTGTCTTTAATTTTGCAATAACTTTATCTTCCCAGTAATTTTTAACATATTCCATATATTCATTGTATGCTATAGCTGGGTCAGGCAAGTTACCGGTTCTTATTTTAGAGTTAATATAAGTTTTAATACCTGAGCCTACTGCATTTGATGGAATAGAATTCATTACTGTAACTATCTTATCAAAGTCACCAATTTTTTTCTTTGCTTTCATTGTTAAGGAAAAAAGATCTCTGTATTCTGATTCACTGAACGCAATATCTACACCTTTAAAATAAGCATCATCCATCCAACAAGTTCTTGTTTGTTTCATTTTTGAAACATCTACACCGAAACGAGCTCTGTAATCTTGGAGACTTCCTCTACCAGTATATGTTGTATGCCATATGATACCCATGTTAGCATTACGGATTTTTTTGCCGATGTCACTCTCAACAGGCCAAGCATAAACTATTGTGTTTGGGTGTACTGTAATAAATCTTTGGTTGTCAATTGTTTCATACTTTTGATCCCCTTTGGTAAACATCATATCACCCTGGAGAACTGTATTTTTAGGAATACCTACTTTTGGTAATTCTTCCAATGCTACTTTGAGCTTTGTAGCCTTACCACCAGATTCATTATCAGTAATGTCTTTTTGAGTTTTATAAATTTTTGGAGATGCGTTGAACACTGACTTTGTTCCAACAAAAAACTTACCATCTAATGGATCCCATCCAGCAAAAATAGCTGGAGCACCGTCCCATTTAACTGTTAGTTGAACCTCGCCTTTACCCACAGTCTGAGCAAAATCAGTAATGTATTCGATAGCAGCTTCAGCACCAGCATCTCCTCGCTCGAATAAATCTTCGTCAGCATGAGTAAGATGTAGATTTTGCTTCGCGTCAGCTGCTTCTACAATAAAGGATTTGAAATCTAACATGATGTATTTATAGTTTCTCTGGTTTTTTAAGCATTCTCTCGTTTACACAATCCCAATTGATAATTGATAATTGTGACTTAATATATGATTCAATATCATTTCCGAAATTAAACATATATGCATGTTCCCAACAATCAATAACCATTGCAACATTATCAACAATTCTATTATTAGGAATAAGGTTTACATAACCACTCGTGTTCATAAAAATCCATCCATTACCTTGTAATGAACGTGACTTGTCTAAAATTGTTGTCACAAATCTTTCAAACGAACCGTATCTCATGTTAATAGTATTCAATGACTTGCCGATAGGTAGATTGTTTTGTCTTAACTCTCTTATATTCTCGAAATAAAGACTATGTAAAAATGCACCTGCCTTATCAAAAGCAAAGTCTCCGATACCTTTATTATATCTGTCTACATGATCTTTGTAAATGTGATTATAATGTAGATTAAATGCTTGTTCACTAATCACAGGTTTTAGTTTTGAAACATCAAACCCTATGAGTGTCATTTCCAGTGCTTTCATGTCATTAAACCGTTAAAGCTTTAGCTTTTTTAATCAACTCAGCTGCTTCATTGTTTAATACTTTAGCCCGGACCTTTTTAGCTTTAGCTTCGTCCAACATTTGTTCGGCTTGTTCTTCAGGAGTTTTGATTTTAACTACTCTTTGTCCTTCTCTTTGAATATTCAATGAAGGTAGAGCTTCCTTAACAATATTAATACTAATATCAAACTGATCTTCTAGATTTTTATCTTTAGCCAGACAAAGAATCTCAGCTTCGTTAGGATCAATAGCTTCTAACATCTCAATAAACATTCTTTCGATTTGCAGAGGCTTCATTTTAACTGATTGAGCTGATTTTACAATAACAGGAAAAACTCTAATATATTCCCATAACGACGAGTGGTTAGGTCCATCAGGATTGTTATTTGAATTGATTGGTGGCATGCCTTCCGGAACCATCGGAACGATTGAATCACAATAATTCATCTTCAACACCCTATGAAGAGGTGTATGATCATAATACTTTTCTCGAATTGTTTTAATTTTTTGACTAGTATCTTCTAGTTCACTGATCTCTCTCAGGATCTCGAATACTTGCATATCCCGCGCTTTTATATTGTTCATAATTTAGTCCTTTTCTTACCATTTTCATAATATTTTCTGCATCTCTTTGCAGGTTTCTAGGAAGACCTTCCTTAAATGCTTTTAAGTCTTCATTAGACGCTAATTCTCTCATTTTAGATGCTGACATTCCTGAAACATCATCTGCATCTGGGTCACGCTCACCAGCTGATACAACATCGATTGTATCAAACGAATAGTCCTTGCCGTTGTATTTTCTCAAAAGTTGTTTAAAGTCTTCAACTCTATCTGAACCAACAACTAAAACAACTTCATCATACTTTTTCTCAAGCTCTTGCATCACTTTAATTATAGTATTAGCTTTAGATATTTTCACTATATTACCAAAAGCTCTTTTTGCTAGTTTTACCTTGTCTTGGTATTCTATTGGGTCTTTTGGAATTTTGTGTGTATGAGAAAGATAGATGAGAGGGTCACCTTTATGCATACGGGCAACCGCTCTCACTTTATTAACCAGTTTTTCATGTCCTATGGTAGGAGGGTTCATCCTACCAAATGTAAAAACTGCTTTAGACATATTATGTCAAATCAGATGTTGGTGCGTGAGCTCCACTATCCGCTAATGCAGCAATTTCAACACTAGTCAATAAATCTTGTGTAGAAAAATCAACAGTTGATGCTGCTTCGATTGAATTTTGTGTTGCAGCTCTATTCATTGGTAATGCATCTAGGATTTCATGTGTGTTAGTACCATCAGTACCAGTTACACCGAAACCTGCCGCAGAAGCTTGTACAGCTGCACCAAATGCCACACCTTTTCCGTCAATAGCTGTCTGGTCGTTAGTTCCAGAAGCATCAGGTCTTACATAAGTCATAAGGATCTCCTTTAATTGTTATAACTTATTATTTATCTAACTTCGAACTCTTGAAGAGAACCCATTAACATAGACAATTGATGCTTAGTAAAGAGTGTCATAAGAGACATCATAGAACCTTTAGGTGTTTGATTAAACTGCTCAATAATTTGAGTCTTGAGTTCAGAAGGAGTACGACTTAGGTCAATCATGTCACGGTTACGTATAATCCTACGAGCTACAGTTGTACCCAAAGCTTCAGGATCTTCCATTAACATGTCTATCTTTGACTTACGTAGCGGTGTTTGACGAGAGTTTTCTTCTACCAATACATTATCTTCTGACATCACATTAGGTACACCATCACCTGTATCACCTTTGAGAACTTTAATCTCAAGATCAGTAATAGGATCAACAGTTGGCTCAACCCATTTTTTCTTGAGATTTGAATATTGCTTCACACCTGGATACTTTTGTAACTGAATAAAGTCGTGGTCAGGTGACACAATAAGAATCTGTTCTGGACCTTTATTCTCTACAATTGTAGCAATAACATCATCAGCTTCACAACCTTCTACACGTACACATTTGTATGGTGTTTGGTTGACAATCTCTTCACGTACCTCATTAAGTGTTTCAAAGATCTTAGACCAATCATGTTTTGAATCATATCTAGCTTTCTTACGATTTGCTTTGTATTCTGGAAATACCTTTTTACGCCAGTTGTTTGTATGATCCATACAGATCACCATTGTACCATATTCATCTCTAAACTGTGCATTGTACATGCGAATAGTGTTTAGAATCTGATGACGTACTAATCCAGGTTCGTCCGTATAATCATCAATACGAACCATGATAGATGAAAGTGCGACAGAAGAATAATCAAGTAATATCAATGTAAGCTCCAATACGTCCATTTACATCTGGACATTCTATATATGTGTGACCAATTGGTGGATTAACAACATCTTCTTCCCACACTGGAATAAAGACAGTATTATTATAACAAAAATCTGGATTTTTTCTAATATGAACTTCTATTAGTTTGTTTCCAATAAACTCACAATTAATATTAGGTTTGTCTCTGAAACCATATAATACACTTGGAAAAGGAAAGTCTTTTTTAACAGTAATCCACTTACTCCAACGATAAATCAAATCACCATGAATACCTTCTGTTGTCCTGACTCGTTTACTGTGTTCGAAATCTACTGAATAATGTTTACCTTTAAAAATTTCACACCAAAAATGACCTGGAGGCAAATGATCTGTACTGTCTTCAATATACATAAAATGCACATCCATACCTAAACCAATAAAATTAATCGAAGGTCTTACAATATAATTACCAGGTTTCTTGACATTGACACCAGCTGGACCACAATTATAACCCATCATAGTCGATAATTGTAATTTGTTATAAACCCACAGCTCATCAGCTGATAGATTGTAAAACTCATTATCATAATCTTTTTGGTCCATTATTCCCAATTTATATCCATAATTGGTTTTGTGTTTGTTTGAGGTTTCATCAAAGCATCATTTTGAGCTTCAATAGATTCAGGTTGATGGTCTAGATCTAATACCCTCATTTTCGAATAATCTACGTTTAGTAACCAATTACGTCTTTCAGCAGGGTCACCATAACGATTCTTTAGTTGTGTAAATCTAATAAGACCTTCGTCTCTGAGCTTATCATTTGTTGTCATTGCAAACAAATAATCTGCTGTCATAGGTAGACCAAAAGATTCTGACACAGAAGTCATATCCACATCAGCATCAGAGAAACCTGTACGATTGGTTTGTGTAGCTGTGAGAACAGGTACATTGAACTCCATAGCTAATGCTCTTAGTTCCTCTGCGGTAGACTTAATTTGTTCATATGAGTTAGCGTTCTTACCAGCTGACATGCTCTGACATATATTGATATAATCAATACACACAACATCAGGCTCAAAGTCTTTTTTCTGTTTAAGCTCTTTAAGTAAAGCTCTAAAGTGTCCAGCGTGAGCTGACTTTGTAGGATATTCCTTTACAACTAGCTGGCCTTTGGTCTTCATTTTAAGGTTATCAAACCGCTTGATAAAGGACTCCTTTGCAATAACTTCTAGTTCTTCGTTATTTAAGTTTAGCAAATTCTGATCTATTCGTTGAGCAATCTTCTCTTCAGCCATCTCCATAGTGATGTAAAGAACATTGTAACCTGACTCTACAAGATTTGAAGACATTGAACACATAAACAATGACTTTCCTACGCCTGTGCCAGCCATAATAACACCTAGAGTCTTTGAAGGAAAACCACCTCTCATAATATGATCGAAATGTTCTAAGCCAGAAGGAATCTTTTCTTCCTTCTTATTATAGAATTCCCAACGATCATCAGCATCGTTAATGTAATCATGTCCTACAGACTTGTCAAACGAAGTAGAAATAGCTTGTGTCAACAACTCAGGTAAAGCAGACATAGGTGTCTTTTTGTCTTCACCACCAATTACATTAACAGCTTGATACACAGCATTAACAATAGCTCTTTCTTGACACCATTGTTCAGTCTTATTAACTAGGAAGTCAACTTTTGAAATAGGCTCAACTTCAGCATTCAAAATCTTCATAGTCTCATTATAGACAGGTTCAGTTAAGTCGTTGCGAGACTCAACTTCAATCTTGATCGCTGATTGTTTAGGGGAGCTATTGTATTTTGTATAATACTTGTATATCTCTTCAAATATAATACTTTCGTGTTTATCTTGAAAGTATTCTTTTGTAATAAAAGGTAGAACCTTTTGACAGTACTCATCACTTTTAAGTAGATTATATAAAATACCTTTCCTTAATTCTGGTGAGTCAATTGCCAATTTTCTAAATCCTCAGGTGAGTTAATTTCTGCAGCTGGTTGATCTGTATAGACCATCCCTATCTCTATATTATTATAAATCCATCGCAATTGTTCTAAACTTTCTTCTAATTCTCCATCATAAACAGGAAGTTTTCTATAAGCTGCTAACGCCCACTTAGTGTAAGCATATATACCATAGTGGTGATCCCCATACCCAGTATGACCGCGGCCAAACCAGATTGCATGCGAGGGTGATCTGATGACTTTAACACTATTAGGATTAAATCTATCATCATCGCTAATATCGCTCCACACAGTAACAACTGGATAATTTTGAAGCCCATTTTTTAGATCCTCTATAACTGGAGGGACATCAATCATGTCACCTTGTACATTAATAATTGCATCATACCCATCCAACAAAGGATGATCAGCAGCTTCAGCAACTCTTTCTGTTCCGTTGCTACATTCAGGTGAAGTCATAATTGCTTTACCTTTAGGGAACAATGAGGCAATGCGTTTACTATCAGTAGCTACGTATACATCTTCCTGTGGATGCCAGCAACAACACCAGTGGTGAACACGCTGAATCAAGCAATGTTCTTTTGTTACCTGTGCTAGCATTTTTTCAGGATAACGGGTTGATTCAATCCTTGCTGGAATTACTATCGCTATTTTCATCTACAAATTCTTCCTTTAGATCATTAGTATAACTAATTAAAATTTCTTTAATAATTGAACCTGATAGCCTTTCAAAAGTATTAATATCTTCTGGTACAGGTCCTAAAAATTCTGTAGAAAAAACCATTTGATCATCTGTTTCCATCTTCATGTCAACAGGCCGCCAAACAATATCTTTAAATTTACCATTTTTAATCTTAATCCATTCGCCTCCTTCAGGATCAATAAATGCTTCGAAGTTTTTTGGGTTAGGCTTCATCATCTATCTCCTCTTCATGCTTTTGTGTTTTGTTGTTAAAAGCATCTACATCAACAAGTGGTTCTTCTTCTGGCTCTTCAATTACAGCTCTTACTTCGCTAATACAAAAACGTTTTTTAATTGCATCAGCAAAGCCTGCTTTCAACACAGGTAACCAAAAATCTGCCGTGTCAGTATCTTTACGACGTTTTTTTTCACTAATCACTTCGCCAGTACTAGGATTAATAGCTTCAAACCAACCATTAGCAGGTTTTTGAATCCAGCCAATCTCAATACCTACATCAAGTAAACCAGACCATTTGTTGATACCACCTTCCCAACTAATTGAGAGAGGAAGACGAGTCTTTTCTCGTACAAAACGTGACTTGTCAACACCGACCATAAAGTTGTAACCAGAGATTTCTTTACCATCTTTCTCTTGCTGTCGACCCATAAAGAAAATCTGATTAGCTGAATAATAGATACCCGTACCACCAGACATAATCTCTTTAGGAAATAATCCAATCTCTTGATATGTATGGTTAATAACAAGCATGGGGATATCACGAGTAGTAAGATAAGGAGTACAGATACGGAATAAAGATTTCAGAGCTTTGGCTCTTGACATATCAGCTACTGACTTTTCGTTAAGAGCATCTTCGAGTTCTTTCTTAGATGCAAGGTTACCAACTGAATCGATAACAATAACAATTTTATCACCTCTCTCAATGTTCTCCAACTGACGAGTGATATCAAATTTTAACTGCTCGACATGCTCTACAGGTGTGTGTAGCACTCGCTCTGGGTCTACGTTCATAGACTTTAGATATTCAGGTGTAATACCAAACTCAGTATCATAAAGTAAACACACAGCATCGCTGTGTTTCTTGAGATAAGCTCCTGCCATAAGCAGAGCAAGATTAGATTTAAAGTGTTTAGATGGCCCAGCAATAACTGTAAGACCTGAAGTCAACCCACCGTCTACAGAACCAGACAGAGCTACGTTCAGAATAGGAACATCTGTAGGACACATATCTTTTTTGTTGAATAGTTGAGATTTAGACAGAACCTCAGACTGTTTTACAGTTGAAGTCTTCTTCAACTTACTTAATAGATCACTCATTTTTTCTCCTAGCTGTTTTACTTAACAGGTGCTACCTGATTGCATTATATATTTAATCGTTAAATTTTTCTTCAACTGATTTGATGTGTTTACATTTTCTGTACGCAGGACAACTACACTCAAAACCCCAGTTAGTCATTTCGACTTTGTATTCATTACCTTTGGAGCCAGCAACAGGCCATTGTACACCAACAAGGTGATGACCTTTAGTATTGATAATATCTGATTGATGACTGAAAGACATAAACACCTCCTACGTTACTGTAAAGATATTATAGAGGATGTCATGTTTTTTTTATTTTGTAAAAAGTTTTTCAATACCTTCTATGGTATCAATAGTGTGAGGAGATTTACCTTTTGTTTTAAGTCTTCCAATAAGTCTCAAGCCAGCTGACCTTGCTTCTGTTCCATCTGGCAACTTTGTCTTTGATCCAGAAAAACCAAGTCTTACTTCGATTTGAATTTCACCAGAAAGTTTAGGAACGGGAAGATCAAAAATGTTTCTACCCATATAGAAAAGACCAGCTCCTCCAATCTGAATATAGTATACACCTTTTTTATTATAGTGTTTACCAATGTAAGAAGCATCAGTAATAATTTTAGTGTTTATGGCTTTGAGTAGACCCTTTGTCTTTAACTCGTCACGTCCAGCTTTTGATACTTTGATAGGAACGCCCGAAATATCTTTATGATATTGTACAGGTTCTAATTTTCTAGCCGCGTCAATATAAGCATCAAGAGCTCTTGATTTTTGTTGAGCTGCATCCATAAGCAATTGTTCTGTATCAGGGTCTATTGTGTTAACGGCAGAAAACTTTTTAGTTTTGTAATCATATCTAAAAGACGTTCCTCCCATTTGATCATCAGCAGATAACTTTACTTCAATGTTAAATGGTTTGCCGTGCAACTTACCTTCAATGTCACCAGCACCTTGATTTGAAAAACCGGCGGCTGGTTTATCACCAGGTGTAAAATATTTGACACTTGATTGTTTGATAGCATTATAAATTTTTAATTCATAATCTAAGCCTCTTTGGCCTGCCATCATTTTTTCAGCAAGATAATCTTCAATTGTTAACATATTTTAATCTTTTAAAAACGATTCGGGAATATCAAATGTTCCTACATGGGATAATTCACATTGACAATCATAACAAACATCGTTAATACATTCCTTACAAT